CGTCCCATTTACACTCGGGAGTTGATTCTTTAACAGTCTCAACTAACTCAATCTTGATAAATTTCTCAAGATCTTCGTTTGCCTTAATCTTCAGCATAATAGCATCAGCTTGAGGGCAGGTGAGTGTAGAATACAGAAGTATTTCTAACATGGGATCAACGATTAGAGTGATTTTTTCCAGCGACGAATAGAAGTATGAGATGTTTGATAAACTTCTGCAAGTTTTCTATCAGATACAGATAAAATAGATTTATCTTCACTTACATCTTTTAGAAAGTCATCATACATTTTACCTCTGGTATATTTTATAGATTTAGTAGTAGCGTATTCTTTTGGATTACGACTTCTACCTTTCCACCAACCAGAAGGAATATCATCCTCATAAACTACTCGTTCATTTTTACCATCAGTAACACGAACTTTACCAAAACAAGGATGTTTTTCTCCAGATCTCTCTCCTTTTGGAGCAGAGTAAGAGAATGAAACAGATGTTTGCCTTGCTTTATTAGCAAAGTGAGGATTAGTATCAACTTGATAAAACTTATGAAGTTTTACTTCTGCTTCAACTGCTTCCTCTCTAGTAGCATGTTCGGTAAGAATGATTTTGCAGGAAGGATTAAATGTTTTGTCTCCATAGGAACCAAAATAATTATCCTCCCCCACCGAATTACACTCACATCCTCTACTACCAATGTAGCCTCTCCCAAAGGGTTCGTAAGAGTAGTAAGTATAATAAATCATTCTAATTGCTTACGCTCCGTTGCGCGACTTACTTGCGTCGGAGATTTCTCCGATAAACGACAGGTCTATTATAGACCTCATACCTTATTTAGTCAAGCGACCCTACAGAATGATTTTTTTCTGGAGATTTTTTTCGACCTTTTTTGGAATCACTTTCGACTTTTGGTTTTGGGTGGTTCATTACCCCAGAGTTTGGGATTGATTCTTCCCTCACTCTGTTTCATAGTTACGAAGTTGTCTCTATACTTGTCCCAGTAATGGTCAAAGATTTCAACTTGCTTTTTACCTAGAGCAACATCATAATGAGACTCTCCATCTTTTTTATACTCTATTAGATAAGCAGTATATGGAAGAGATCTATCTAGTGCCTTGTCTGGATCACAGTCTTCATAAAGAATTCTCAACCTCTACCTCCCCAAGTAATATCTGGATATGCTTCACTCACAATCTCTTTCGTAATCTTATACTTATCAGTCAGTTTTTTATCCTTTACGAGGCAAATGACTTCTGCCTCAAGTGGATGAAGTCCTTCAAGAATATTGATGAACATTGTTTCACGACGAATTGCACTTAGTCCAGGGTTTCCTCCTTTCAGAAAGTGATAGAAGTTCTTAAACTCTCTACGGATTGTAGTGTGTCCATTCTTATCACTTGAACCCATAGAAAAAGAACCAGTCTCGTGCATACGACGAACTTCTTCTGTAATTTTAGTCGTCAATCCACCATTGGACTTTGCTTGATCCTCAAATCCAGAATAAGGAACTTCTCCCTCTGGAAGAAGAGATGTAATAGTTTCATCAAAGTTCCAGATAAGAACTGCAACTAGCCCATTATCTCTATACTTTTTTAGTACTTCAATTTTCTTTGCTTTACTTCTTTGCTTTGAGACTAAATCAAGAACCTCAAATACAAATGGATTTTTTGGAAGTTCTAACGATGTAGATTTAGTTGTTGTCGTCTTCTTCTTCGTTGTTGTCGTAGTCATGATATTCAAAATCTAAAATGATTATACCCTATTTAGTTTTTAGAGTCAATTTGTTTTCTCAATTTTAACTCTTTCTTTCTCGATTTAATTCTCTCTTTGTTTTTAGTCATCTTCTTCATCATCATATTCTTTATCATCAAAATAATCCTGATCAAAAGATATTGCCAAAACTTCATCAGGAATTATGTTTCCATTTTCATCATAGAATTCTGGATGCAACTTTGGAACTTCCCGATAGTTCATCATATATTCCCTAGCAGTCCAACCACCTATTAGTCCCACAATAAGAAATAAAATGGTTAGAAATGAACCAAAGACTAAACTAACTGCTAACATTTTTCTTTCTCCGGGATACTACTTGTCTTTTCCGTGTTTTGATGGAAAATTCGAAATAGATGGTAACCTCCCGTCTCAGAAAGCAAACCATCTTTTCGAAGATGATATGAAATGGTTGGACTTGCTTTCTTTTACCTCCATTAAGTAGGAAATCAACACCACGATTTCTGTGGTCTTCTGATTTATTTATGTTAGGACTTGATGACTTGTTGTTCTCTGAGAAATTTGATTGTGTCAACACATCCTCCTAAATTTTTATCATCACAAACTACTTGAGGGAATGTTGAACCCTGACCAAACTTAGCATAAAACTCTTGTCGTGTAAAGTCCTCTCCAAGAGTATGAACCTTGTAATCACTACCAGTCATTTCTAACACTTGTTTGATTTTATAGCAATAAGGACAATTATTTTTCGAATAAACAATAAAATTCATAAGTATTGTAAGATTTATATTAATTCACTTTATTATATCACCAGTTTGTCTTGTTTTATCTGACATCTTAAAGACTTTTTAGTTATTTATATTCTTTACCATTGGTTCCTCATCAACAACTACTGATTATTCTCACTTTCTGTCCATTCATCAGTGTTTAGAATATTTAAGATCTCTGCATGTGTATAAGGACCTTCAAGTGTTGTGAGTGTTGAAATAAACTCTGGTTGTTCATTATCCCATTTTACAAAAGTTTTATCTCCAGATACACTGCGTCTTAAAGTATTGGCACTTGTTTCACATACTAATGAGAAATCAATCTTATCAAGTTCTGTTACAGAAAAAATTGCATATTTTCTATGATTAATCATTGTTATATACTCCTGTATATTTTTAATTATTTAGAGTCCGTATCTACCTTTGAGAGCATTGAAGTTATCTGTGATTTCTGTTTGATTAAGCTCTCTATCAAATATCTCTATACGTGAAATCCTGCAATTCAATGGGAGAATACCACTACCATTACCTAATGGTTTATTTGCTATTCCAAAAACGTTATAATTCTGTGAATTAATTGTAGGTGAAGGCAAACCTCCAGAAGAATTCAATGTGGAATTAAAATATAATTTAGCATCAAATCCATCATAAGTAACAGTTAAATTATACCAGGTGTTGGTTGTTATACCAATAGTAGATGCTACTCCTGTAGCGTTAAATGGAGAATTATGCTGTATTTTTACATTACCACCATTCAAATAAAGTCTGAGAGGATTTGCAGAAAAATTCTCATCAGTAATCGGAAAACTATAATCTGGTTGAGATCCAAAATCTAATATTGCCTTGTTTCCAGTAGAAGTATCTAAAAATTTAATGAACATATTAATGGTATATGATGATGTAATTGAAAAGTTAGTTACATTAACCATCTCATCACTACCATCAAACTCAAAATACCCACCATCACTAGAACTATAAGTAGGTTGATTATAAAGAGTTCCATCATTACCATTCCCGCTTAAATCAGTCCAAGTTGTTCCAATACCAGAATATGAGTTGGTATCTCCAGCATCAAGATGTAATACTGGAATAGAAGAGAACGGCAAAGAAGAATTTGAATATATCTGATTACTATTGGATGATGGAAATTCTCTTCCATAATAGGTTCCATCTAAACATCCTCCCCAAACAATTCTAACTGCACCCTGCCCACCATTACCTCCATTGATAGTTGAGTTTCTACTTCCAGCACCTCCTCCACCACCATATAATCCACCAGTACCGACAGAAAGATTATACGGATCCTCCTCTATGTCCGTAACTGATTCTTCACCCGGAAAACCACTAGAACCTGATGCACCTCCAGGTATTACTTCCCAAGTAGTACTATCATAATTATATAATCCACTTTCTCCTTCCCCATAAAGTCCTACACCACCACCCGCTCCAGCTCCGTAATCATCATCATTTACAAAAGATCCACCGGCAGCAGCACCACCAGAACCATTACCATCAGTTGTATTAAATCCTGTTCGTTGCCCACCATTTCCACCATTTCCAGAATATCCACCGGCACCACCTCCAGCACCTGGCCAGGTAGTATTAGACTGAACATCCCTCCTCCCTCCATTGCCACCATTACCTCCTGTTCCAATTCCAGTGCTTCCTCCAGAAGCATTAGAACCATTGCCAATACCACCTCCACCACCTGCAGCAGAACATAATATAGTTCCAGTTCTTGATAAAGAACTGGTTCCACCATTACTCCCAGCTGCCTGATTTCCTCCTCCACCACCTGCACCTACGATGACTGTTAGTGTTTCTCCAGGAGTAACATCAATATTATTTACATATCTAAGAGCACCTCCTCCACCACCAGCAGCAGCACCGAAGTTACCTTCAACAGATCCTGAACCTCCTCCTCCACCACCAATACAAACTACAGAAATCTTATAAACACCAGAAGGAACAGTCCAATCAGTACTACCAATAGATGTAAATATTGCATCATTAGAAAGTTGTGATATCTTCTCCGATCTATTAGGAACAGAAGAATCAAATGGTGATGCATTCAATACTAAACGATCAATTAAAGAATCTTGATCAAAATCCCTAAAAACTTCTACATCATAATTCTGTTTAACTTCTTCAGAATTTAAAGACTTTCTATAAGCATAAAATTTTCCAATATTTCCATTCAGTCCTTTGCCAAGAAGAAAGGAGTTATTATGAGATTTTATTCCATTTGATCCAATAGTATGATTCCATTTAGCAACCAAAGAACCATCCAAATACATATGATGTATATTAGAAGAAAAATCTAAAGATACAGTAAGATTATACCATTGCGAAGCATTTATAATATTATTAGATGTTGTAAATTTATAGTCTTGCGTAGAATCAGAAAATTGACACGTAATAACATTGGTATTGCCACCTCCAATATCACTGCCACCAGTATTCTCTACACCAGTTGCAGATGTATCAAAGAAAATATTGATTGGTGGATCCGAATCTTCATCTCCAGTTTTAATTAAAAAATGATCTGAAGACAAATTGCTCAATTTAAACCAAATAGAAAAAGATACATTAGTTTCTATTATTCTACTTGTTATTAGATCTTGTAAATCTAACTGACTACCAGTACTTCCACTGAAATACAATGATTTTTTTCCCAATGTAGTATTACCACAACTAGAAATTACATTTTCTTTATTGATTATATCTACAAATGTAAAATCGTCGGAAAATTTAACAGATTTAATATTACTAAAATCAATTAAAGATATTAAATTATCTGATACAATAGGTGATGAATATCTAATTGCCATTATTTATTCCCTTAGTAATTATTGTTCTGCATTATTTTTAATTATTTAGAGTCCATAACGACTCTTAAGAGCATTGTAGTTTTGAGTGATTTCTGACTGAGTTAATGAGTCTTTATAAATCTTTAAGTTTGATAATGCACCATTAAAAGGATTATTATTATCTGTTCCTGATGCACCAAATTTTAATGATGCCTGATTGTTTTGGATTTTTGTACGATCTGGTGGAATAAAATCTTCTGTATACTTTGCGACTCCTTTGGTGATACGGAAGTCGTCTATGTAACCATTAAAGTGATTTTCATAATTACGATCACCAGTATATATAATATGATACTCGGCACCCAAAGTTAAATCATTTTCATTATATGGACTCCGAGTGTCTGTACCTGTTGTTGAATATGATAATGTACCATTACTGAAGAAAGAGTGTCTATCACCTTCTTTGGTCCATGCAATATGATTCCACTGCCCTCTAGTTATGCTTACATAATTGCTAACACTACTACCACCCCTATTTCTCTCAAAATATATATCGTCACTCACCCTGCCTACTGGAGAGTACACATAAGCTGCAAGTCCACCATCAGGAATAGTGTTGTCAAAATAATCGATTCGTGGTCCTATTCTAAACACATAATTGGAGGAGTTTGCTTGATCAGTATATATCCAAAACTCAATCGTAAAGTCTTCATCCTCCATAGCATAAGAGGGATCAGTTCCACAATCAATATAATCATCAGTACCATCAAAGTATAATGATGACCCACCAAACTTATATTCTGCTGTAGAAATACCAGCACCACTATAAGCAGTTATAATACCAGTATGATTATTTGGACTTGAATCTATAATGCTTGTACTTAAGTTTTGTCCATTACCCTGAAGTAGTATTGATAAGTTATCATAGTTTGGATCATCGCTATAGTATGATGCCTGATTTGGTGGTTTAAAGTCTGATGTATATTTTGCAACTCCTTTGGTGATTATGAAGTCGTCTATGTATCCATTAAAGTATCTATAGTAATAACGAGTGCCAGAAAATATGCTATAATAAGCCCCCAAAGTTAAATCATTTTCATTATATGGATTTCCTACTATAGAAAATGAAGATAGATTTGTACCGTTAACAAAAGTATAACCAGTTGAACCACTTCTAACTATTGATATATGATTCCATTGTCCATTAGGTACTCTTCCTCCACCACGTATATAGGAAGATACCCCATTCTTAATGGTAAAATATAGATATGGGATTCCATCAAAATTTTCTACATAAGCTGAAAGACTACCATCAGGAACATTATTATTACCACTATCGGATCGTGGTCCTATATGAAATAAAAATCCCTCAATCTGACCAACAGATTGATTTTCAGTATACATCCAAAACTCAATCGTAAAATCTTCATCCTCCATAGCATAAGAGGAATCAGTTCCACAATCAATATAATCATTAGTGCCATCAAAGTATAATGATGATCCACCAAACTTATATTCGGTAGTGGATATACCAGCACCACTATAAGCAGTTATAATACCAGTATGATTATTTTTACTGGAGTCAATGATATTCGTACTACCATTTTCTCCATTTGCATTTAGGATAATAGAAGCATTATCAAAATATAAATCTCTGTTCAAGTCTGCAAAGTCTGCACTATAATCATAACTAGGATTTCCGGGAACAGCATTTACATAAGGAGTATAAACATTCCCAGAACGAACTAAGGCATAATGATTCCAAGTGTTAGTTGTGATTCCTGATGAGAAGTCTGCGTTTTCTGCAATACCAAAAGTATCTAAAGGATCTAAAGGTGATGGTGATGTATATCTTCCTTTTAGAGCATTATAGTTTCTTTGGATTTCTGATGCTGTGAGTGCTTTGTTGTAAACTAAAGTCTGAGATATTTTTCCATCAAATTCAGCAGCTGTACCACTCGCTGTAGCACCTATAGTAAAAGTATTTGTTTGATTGGATGCTGTTCCCACAGCAAGTGTAGTTACAAATTGTCCATTTAGATATCCATTGGCAGTAGTTCCATCCCAAGTAACAACAACATTATACCAAGTATTAGTTGCAATAGAAGTACTAATATTTGTAATTGTACCTCCTCTTAGTCTTACTCTAAGATTTGCAGTATCAATATAAACTACATATGTTGCTGATGATCCAGTTCCACCACCTCTTCCAGTAACAGCTTTATCGGCACCATCAATAACATCAACATTAAACCAAGAAGATGTTGACCATGCAGTGCTTGTACCAGCAAATAATTCGTCAGCATCTGTTAATGTAGTTCCTGTCGTAACATAATCATCAGTTCCATCAAATACAATAGAACCACCATTACCACTATCATAAGTTGCTCCACTAATAGTTCCATTATTCCCATTACCACTTAAATCAGTCCAAGTGGTTCCAATACCAGGATAAGAAGCACTATCACCAGCATCAAGGTGCAATACAAGACCACTAGTAACTATTCCCCCCGCAACAGCAGGATGAGTAGCAAACCCAACAGAATACTGAAGTTTATTTTCAGCAGTCTTGATTGCCCAACCACCAACAGTACTAGTATTTCCATAAGATACTAATACATCACTTGTTT